TTTCAGGCAAATCTCCACGAGTTAGCAGAATATTTACTAAATAGGTAGTAGATATGTTAACAATACCCAAGTTAGACTCTAAAAAACTGGAAGTGGCAGCTTCTCGTGCAGTCATCTGCGAACCTTTTGGACATGACTCCCCTGACAAGAGGGTAATGAGAATCAGGCAGGTAAAAGCGGGTGATTGGCAAGCATTCGAGTTCTTTGCCAAGACCTATTTCCCACATATCATCGAGTTAGATTTCTGTCCTGCACACCATTATATGTTCAGTGTGGTCGAGAAATCAAGCGGTGTAACTGGTATCACTGGTTTCAGAGGGTTAGGCAAGTCCGCTATGTTCGGCTTTATCTACCCAGTATGGAAGATCATTTTGGGTGAGCGGTATGTCATTTATGGGGCTGCGAACATAGAGCAGTCCAATGAGAAAGCTGACTTCATAGCCAACGAGTTTGAGAACAATCAGCGACTACTAACTGACTTCCCTCACCTGAAAATCAAAGAAACCGATGACAACGTCTACTTTCTGACTAACAATGCAAAGATTCGTGCGGTAAGCATCAAGCAGACCATTCGTGGCACTATCAATTCCAGAGTTGGAAAGCGACCAGGACTCATCATCCTCGATGACATAGACGAGGAGACCAATGTCGGTAATATGACCATTGGCAAGCGTAAGATGGAAAAGATCATTCAGGAAATCAGAGGCTCTCTCGACCCCAGCTCCAATGGTAAAGTCCTCTGGCTTGGTAACCTGACTCATCCCAATTTCGCTATCTGTCAGCTCAAGAAGCAAATCACTGATGAGATAAAGGCTGACAACATCCAAATTAATGAGAACGCACTCTGCCTCTATGGTGACGAGAAACGACTCATCCAAATCCCCTTAGAGAAAAATGGAAAGAGTATGTGGGAAGCACAATATCCCACATCCAGTCTGCCCTCTCTCAAGAAAGAGCTGGGTATGATAGGCTTTTTACGTGAGATGCAGGGACAATCGCTTATTGACGGCTTGATATTTAAGGCTAGCTGGTTCATCAGCGGTCAGATACCACCCGACAAAGAAATGAGAGAGGTCTGGCTCTACATCGACCCTGCTTGGGGTAAGAAGGGTTGTTTCAAGTCCATAATAGCGATTGGATTCAATGGCTACCAATACTATGTCCTCAAAGCCTGGTGCAGACAGTGTGAAAACTCCAAGATGTTCGAGTATTTATACAACACCTTCTCTGAGCTGAAAAGCCGTTTTGGTGCAAGGGTTCGCTTCTCTTATGAGGCGAACTTCGGTCAAACAAGGCTGATGACAGACTTCGATAACTGGAGTCGTAATAACGGCTTCATTACCATAAGCCATTATTTTAAACAAATCATCAACACTGAGAATAAGAACCTACGCATCGAAGCACTAGAGCCTATCATAGAGTCTGGTAAAGTAGTCTTTCCAGAGGGGCAGGATATGCCCACAGTGATAGGGCAGTTCACTTCCTACCCGCAAGGTTATATCGATGCCCCCGATGCACTGGCAGGGTGCCTGGCAAGGTTCCAGAGTTATGGAAAGCGGAACACAATCAGAATCAGAGGGTGTTTCTATGCCTAGCACCGAACGCTATTTTGACAAACTACTCGATGAGTATTATTCTGTGCTGATAAACACTTGGAGCGAGAGTGTGAAAGAAGCCTCTCGTAAGGCTATCAAGACCCTCATTGACTTACCACCCGGTCAACAAGCCGATGAGAAATTCCTCAAAAACCTTGAATACGTCATAAGGCAAGAACTGGGCGAGGACTTCGCCCACGCCCTAGACGAAAAGATAAAGACCTTTACAGAGGTTACCTACAGATTGTCAGCACAGGAACAGCAGTTCAAGAACATTAAGTTCTCATTCACACCTCAAGACTATAAAAACATCGAGATGATCAAGAAACAACAGGTCTTTTGGCTAAAAGAACACTATAATACCTCTGTTTCCAACACATTATCTGACATACTTACGCAATCCATAGAGAACAAGTGGAGTAAAACCGAACTCTCAAGCGAACTACAGACCCACTTTAAAGACATAGTTAAGGGTGGCAAGCCCTATTTTGAGGGTCTTGCCGAACACACATCGCTCAGGGTTCGAGAGTTTGCAAGGCTGACTAACTACCAAAAGTGCGGTGCAACTCACTATCAGATAGTGGCAGTGATCGACAGCAGGACTTCAGACATCTGCAGGGCTTTGGATGGTAAGATATATCCACTGGCACCAGCCCTTAAGACTATGAATGAAATGCTTGATATATCAGAAAATAGCGACATTGAGGATGCTAAAGAGAGGCTCAAAGAACTAGCCCCTTTCGCAAATGCGAAAATGGTAGAATACGATGTCGAAAAAAACCCAATTAAAATCAATGGTGAGCATGTCCCTTTTCCCCCATTTCACTGGCGTTGTCGCTCACGCACCATCATGATTTTTCCCTAAAATAGTGTGTCAACTGTGTCAATCTGTGTCGATCTGTTTTTTACAAAAAAACCCACTTTTTAAAATTGGATCACAGGCGGAGGCGAAAATATGAAACTGAATATAACGGTCGAAGAAGTCAAGCTGATATGCAACCTGACAGACCTCAAAAAGACAGACATACTTGCATCGAAGTTCCCTCTTATAGAGGCTCTGATGGAAGAGATAACGCAACCAAAAGCGTTCAAGCGAGCTAGCCGTGAGGATAGCGAGGGGCGTTCTCATTCCGATGGGAATCATGTCGCAAAGACACAGACCGAAAGAACTGCATCCACATCATCCACATCAACTACATCAGTCATAACGTCCTCCTTTAAACACGCCTTCGCCTACTTTGTTTATGCCGAATGTATCGACTTCCTGAACACCAATACCAGTGGCAGTGGCATCATCCACAGCACTGGCTTTGGTGACAGCAGGGTGGAGTTACTCAGTGGCTACGAAGCCGACAAACGTCAACGCAAACTTGAACTTAAGGCATACACAATACTACTCAAATACCTCAATAAAAAGGGTCTGAAACGCTACAATGAACTCAAGCTTTGGGATGACCTGCAGCGTGCAGAGAACGACCAAGCCAAACAGAAAATACTCTCGGAGGGCAGAAAATGCAAGATAGCGATAATTTAGATAGCTTCTGGAATGAAGTTAAAGGGGATGTTATTATCCGTCTGGAAGCCATTATAGAGGCTTTAGAGGGCAAGATAGCTGATAGGATTAGCCACTACAAACCCTACCCTATTTACGCTACAGGTGAGTTTCTGGACAAACTTACCCACAGTGTCACTGAGGAAAATGGTAGTCTCATAGCCCGCATCTGGTCAGATGCCCACTCACCAGAGGGCGAGAAGTATGCAAAATATGTCCTTGGTGGCAGGGTGCCGTCCGACACCCCTATCAAGCCCCTCATCGCTTGGGTTGAACGTAAGAAACTCGCTTGGTTCGATAGAGCAGGCAATAAACTCACCGCAGAACAAATAGCCTACATCGTTAGAGAGAAAATCAGACGTGTAGGTGTGAAAGAACGTAATGTCTTTCAAGAAGTCCTCAAAGAACAAATGAACTGGATTGAATCCGAATTAAATAAATTATCTAAAGGAGATACAAAATGAATTTTACCAAGACACGTGACAAGATCAAGGGCTTTATGCTTGCCAGTGGCATACAGGAAGTCCACTTTAACAAGTCTGAAGTCCCTGAGCAGTTACCTGCTGGGATAGTAACAGTGGCAGAGAGATTCGGCGAGATACCCCTAGTGCATGGCTATGCCAAGCAAGGTTTCCGTTTTGAATGCCACATCATCGTGGACATAGCCCCACAAATAGAGGATCAGCCAGACACAGAGCTAAACCTACTCTCCATTATCGACTATATCGACAATGAGTTACAGGGTGAACTCTACACTGAGATCAACAAAGTAGACTTCTATGACAGTATGCTGTCAGCAAAGAACGTCAAGGTTGCACGTTTTGAGGTCGTGGTATGAGGTTTTTTGATAATACTCAACCCAATAAACACGTTGAGAAACTTATCAATGGCTACAACCCCAAGCCTATAAACTTGGCAAAGTTAAAATGGGTCGGAGATAGGCATCTCACCAAAGCAAAGGATAGTCTGAAAGTCATTGCTCCTCCAATATCAATGGAAAAGATGATAGGACTACTCGACTTAGACGAGTATCATTATGGTTGCGTGGATGCCATCTCCGAATCCTGTTTTGTGAAATTAGAGTGCAAAAATAGCCAGGTGAAGGCTTTCTTTGAGACTGTTCAACTGCCTAATTCAGAGGATTTGATATCCATATTGAGCGATTTTGTTCACTACTACATCGCTTGTGGTAACGGCTTCCTACTCAAAATGCGAAACATCAAGGGTGAATGGGTTGGTTTGAATAGACTCATCCCCAGTGAAGTCCAGATAGTAGAGGCTTTCGACTCCTATGGCTTCCTAAAGCCTGACTACTTACAAATCAAAAATGGACAGAAAACTTTCTTTTCAGGCTCAGACATCATCCACCTACTCCAGAGAAATAGCCTCAGTAACGCCTGGGGACTCTCCTGTAAGCCGATCATTCTCAATGTCGAGACCCTTTACGACATCAAGCAATATGACTATAACCGATTCAAGAACGGTCTACTCATCGACTACATTATCATTATAGAGGGTGGAGTGCTAGGCGAAAGACACAACGAAATCGATGAGAACGGTAAAGAAAAGCTCATAGACCCCTATCAAGACTTCATTAACCTATTAGGTGAAGCCAAAGGTATCAAGAACTCTCACGGCAGTATCTTTTTAGAGACCGCTGATGCCAACAGCAAAATCCGTCTCGAACCTATGCGAATCAATGATAATAACTTTGGAGACCTCAAACATGACCTCAGAGAGGGCATAATAGTCTATCATCGAGTCCCACATCGTCTGGTAAGCCAAGAGACACCAGGCAAGCTGGGTGGTGACAATAACTCCGATATGACGGTCTTTTATAACATGGTTATAAAACCCCTCCAAGAGAGAGTTGCGACTGTATTAGCCAAAGAGTTCAACGCTGAATTCGGTTGGAACGTCAAGATAACAGACTTCGATTTCGGTAACATTGCCGAGGTCTTAGAGTCCATAGAAACCAAATTATTCAAATAAAACGTAGGGGACGATGGCAATCGTCCCGAAAGGAGAAAATGTGTTCAGAAAGAACAAAACACTTCAGAAGGGTCAGCTCACCAATATCGATGTTGACCTCATTTCACTACTCTTCGATGACTACAAACCTGCCAATGGTAAAGGTGTAGTAGTTAAGTGTGACAACGATTCCTTTGCCTACAAAGGTTCGTCCATCAAACACAAGTCCGATGACCAGGGTCGCTTATTTGTGACTGTTATGGAGCCAGATGTCAAAGACAGTCAGGGTGACATAGCCAGTCGAGAAGCAATCCAACAGGCTTGCGAACAGTTCGCCCAGAAAGGCATGATTCGTAAGAATGATGTCAACCACAATATGCAGACAGTGGATGACTGCTTTATTGCGGAAAACTATATCCTCAAAACAGAGGATAAAGAACACTTTCCCGACACTAAGTTAGGGTCTTGGGTGCAAGTCATTAAGTTCAAAAACACCCACTCTGAGTTGTGGCAGAAAGTAAAGAGTGGTGCATTCAATGGTGTAAGTCTTTATGGTCGGGCAAATGATACTAATACTTCGTTTGAGACCGCAAAAAATGAGATACTCAAAGCCATTTCCATGCTGAAAGCAAAGAATGACACCACTATGGACTCTGCAATCAAGGAACTGGAAGCCCAAGTTGCCGACCTTGAAACCCATGCGAAGTCAGAAAGTAATGAAAAGAAGTTTAAGGAACTGGAAAAGGGCTTAAATAAGCTAGTCGATAGCATTAACAAAGCCATCAACACCCAGATCCAAAGCGAAACCAACCTTGAGCCAACCTCAGAAGAGGTCACTGTAGCAGACACTAAGGTGATAGTTAAGTCCGAGAAAACCGAACTCTACAAGGCTATTGCCAGTGTAGACAGTGGGAGCACCATGAATGTCCTCTCCGACAATCTAGGTCAACAGTTCGTGGACACTGTCGTGGACTTCAGTCCAGAGGATATATTCACAGACATCACTGTCGTGGAATTAGCCAAAGATGAGCAGATAGACAAGGGTTTCATTGAAGACCTAGTCCTCAAAAACACCAAAGACGGCAGTGCAGACGATAAGACAGTGGGTGAGTTCGACCTAGATTGCCCTACAGAAGTCCTCACTGGTGTCCTCAAGCTCAAGCAAGACACAGTAGAGCATTACAGGGACAAGAAGGGAGACTCAGCCTTTGGTGCCTATGTCGAGCAAAAACTCACAGTCAAAATCCAAAAAGCACTCAAGAAGCTATTCTTTATGGGCGATCGCAACAGCACCGATGCCAGTCTCAAGGGACTTGACGGTGTCATTAAGCATATGACAGGCACAGCTGAACACGTTCAGTTGCCCAAAGATGACAAGACCACCTATGCCAAGCACCTCTCCCAATGCCTAAAAACCTTCACCAACGATGCCTTGAGCGAGATGGCAGGCTATAAAATATACTGCTCTCCCAAGACCATGTTAGATATTCAGGACGAGATAGCCAAACGTGCTACCGCTATTGGTGACCGCTTCTTACTCAACAATGACAAGGTATTTTTCAAAGGAATGGAACTCAAAGCCCGCTTTATGCCCGATGATGCCTTTATCATCGGAATCACTAAGTTTCTACTACTCGGCTATCGAACCGATGCCACCCTCAAGATAGAACACTCTGGTGGAGAGTGGGTCTGGAGATGGTTCGTGAGGGTTCGCTTTGGAACGCAATACATCGCAGGTGGCCTAGTAAAATACTTCGAGTCGACCGAAGATAGCACCACAACACCGTGATAATAACTATTATGAAAGGAGGAGCCATGAACGTAGTCTACAATATGGCAGAGAACATTACCACAGTCCGCGAGAAGGAAAAAGCTGTGGCAGACGGCTTTGAAGCCTTAACCAAGCTATTAAACACCATCTCAGAGCTCAAAGGTAAAGCCTTTGCCATCTGGTATGGCATCGAGAAGCACATCGATGAACTCAACAAGCTAGAAGAAGCAAAAAACGCCAGCTAGGAGGAATAATGTCCGAGTTAGATACCTTTCTCGTAAAAAGCATTGAGGAAATCAAGGCTGATGTCAAAAGCATCTTCAAACGCTTGGAATCTATCACCCAAGACCTGCATGGTTATAAGAACCAAAAATACAAGTGCCAAGCGGGATGTGACCTGCGATACCTCAGGCTGGCTGAAACCGAGACTCTCTTCAAGCAGGAGATTGAAAAGTTCTATGAGAAACGAGACAGAAATGCTCATAGAAAGTCTGAAATTGTTAAAAACATCGTCAATATCTTTGTAGCCCTTGCCCCATATATTGCAATGGCAAGCACCTACATAGCATTGACGAAATAATGAAATTGGGGACGGCATGAGTGCCGTCCCCACTAAAAAAGGAGATAAACATGGATTTTCACAACATTATGCTGATAGCCACAGTGCTTGGCACAATCTGGCTATTCCTCTATGGTCTTAAGTGGATTCTCGATGCCGAGACCTATAAGACCATTACCAACAAGATAGTCGCTTACATCATCAAGGCAGAGCAGGACATTCAAGGCTACAAACAGGGTGCAGAGCGACTCAATGAGGTGGTAAAGTGCATCACTACCACTGCCACTCCAGTAGAAAAGAAATTCCTAAAAAGGATAAACCTGCCAAGCCTTGTAACCAGTATATTTACTGGAATAGTGACCCCTATTCTATTCAAAAGGAAGTAAACTATGCCTACAGGACTTTCCAAAGTAAACCTCACTGGAAGCACCAACTTCAATGGTTTCCTACACCTGATAAACGACATCCTGAAAGGGAAATGCTTTATCTACATAGCTAAAGGTGAGTTTCAAACCTCAGATGTCCCCACCAACAAGAATGGACTCACCAACCTTATATCAGGCTCAACAAGTCCATTTCTGCCTCTTGGTGACATGGATGCCACTGGTTCCAATGTCAGCTGGTCAGAAAAGACCATAGAAACGGACTTCAGCACCTTAGGTGCAGGTTACGAAGTCACAGGCACATTTGTATCCATCACTGTCAGCAAAAAGATGCTCAACTTCATTGATGGGTTGGGTAATGCCCGTTACTCATTTCTTTTCGTCCCAGAAGGCACAGACGATGTCTTTTTCGCCCTATCTGGAATGACTGTCACTACAGAGGGCAATCTGGGTGTAGTGGAGGACGGCTTGAGCAAAATAACCTTCAAAGTATCCCGCAAAGCCAACAAACTCACTGATGTCATCAAACTTGCCAAGCTCACATCCACCACAAATCCAGATAACCCATACGACCCAATCGATCCAACAACTCCCTTCGTGGATTAGATTCGTTGATTAAAAGGAGATTATCATGAATCCTATATTCAAACAAGAAGTTACCGACCAGATAAAACGTCACGAAGGCTTTCGTTCACGCCCCTATAAATGTCCTGGTGGTGCAATCACCATCGGCTTTGGTCGCAACCTCGATGCACGTGGCATCAGCAAGGCAGAGGCAGAGCAGTTACTGGAAAACGACATCCTGTCTTGTTTAAACGACCTACAAAAGGCTTTCC